GCGACGAACATCTTGTGATCACGGGCGGTGAGCCATTGCTGGGCTGGCAGAAGCAGTATCCGGACTTGTTGGATCATCCCAAGATGACAGGGTTGAAAGAGATCACATTCGAGACCAATGGCACCCAAAAGTTGAGTAAAGAGTTTAAAGAATATTTACAGGGTTGGTACATCACCAATCCGCTGGCGAGAGAAATCACATTCAGTGTAAGTGCTAAACTGCCATGTTCGGGTGAGTCATGGTCAGATGCTATCTGTCCAGAGGTTGTGGCCGAGTATGAAGAATTTGGCACAGCATATTTGAAGTTTGTGATCTCAACAGAAGAGGATTTAAAAGATGCTGAAAGAGCCGTGGAGGAGTTTCGTGCTGGGGGCTTTGCGGGGCCTGTGTATATTATGCCTGTTGGTGGTGTTGAACGGGTGTACAGTCTTAATAATAGGGCAGTGGCAGAAATGGCAATGCGAAAAGGATGGCGGTATAGTGATCGACTACAAGTGCCACTATTCAAGAACGAATGGGGCACTTGATGGGAATCATGGATCCAATGAGCACAACTCAATCTCCACCAAGTGAGAATTGGGGATTGACTCGTGTTGTTGATTGGCATCTACATTTCTGCTGGCTGCCAAGACGGTGCCTCTTTAGTGACCAGCGCCTTTGGTTCAAACTGTGCTACAAGGGCACAAGAAGGATCACCGGTCCCGGTACCGATGTGATTGTAGATTACTACATAGACAAGATTGAATTCTTGATCTGGCAACTGAAAAGGAACGCATGATGGGACTATTTGATAGATTTTTTAATGGGAAAGCAAAAGAAAAAGCATTAATGGCATTGGCCGCTGCACCCGAGGTAAAGGAGCCACCTGTGCCCCGAGTCAAGGCAGTGCCTAAGACTGCCAAGCAACTGGCCACCGAAGCCAACGAACCATATGTGGCAGTATTGAGAATGGATGTGGATCCCAACAACTTGCATCAAGGTGCGTTTGAACTGGACTGGAACGAGATCTTTGTGGCTCGGTTGGTCAAAGCCGGATACATGATGAAGAAGGATGATGCTGATTCTGACATCGTGGATCGCTGGTTCCAAAACGTGTGTAGGCATGTGGTCATGGAGACCTGGGAACAAGAAGAAGCCATCAGAAACTCTGGTGTGTATGTGCAGACCCGCAACATCGGCGATGGACGCAGCGAAGTATCATGATCTTCAATCACATCAAGCAACTCAAGGCCGACGGCAAGAGAATTGGCATTACCTTCAGCACCTTTGACATGCTGCATGCCGGCCATATCGCCATGTTATCGGAAGCCAAGAATCACTGCGACTATCTCATATGCGGCCTACAGACTGACCCCACAATTGATAGACCAGATACTAAAAATCATCCTGTGCAGAGCATAGTGGAACGACAAATACAACTGAGTGCTTGCCGTTATGTAGATGAAGTGGTGGTATATCAGACTGAAGAAGATCTTATTGATCTGCTGTTGATCTTGCCTGTGGATGTGCGTATCCTGGGCGTGGAATATCAAGACCTATATTTCACCGGACGGAATGAATGCACGAGTCGAGGTATCGAACTGGTATTCAATGGTCGTGATCATTCATTCAGCAGCAGCAGTCTGCGCCGACGTGTGGTTGCAGCTGAGAGTCATAAGGTGCTGTCACAGAAATGATATTGTATATCAACGGAGATAGTCATGCAGCCGGCGCCGAAGCTGGATCACCACATGGCTGGGTTGAGGACGACAGCCGCTTTCGGGGTCGAGGACAGCACCCACATCCTGACAATGAAAAAATCAGTTTTGGTGCTGTGCTGGCAGACCTGCTGGGCTGCGACAGAATCAATCAAAGCCAAGCTGGTGGTAGCAATCCTCGAATCATCCGAACTACCACCAAATGGGTAGAATCCAATCCTGACCTGTTGGCGGACACGTTCATGCTGATACAATGGAGCACCTGGGAAAGAGAAGAATGGTTGCATGATGGTGTATGGCATCAGGTCAATGCATCCGGAGTGGATCATGTGCCGCCGGAACTGGAGCAACGCTATCGCCAATTCATCCTGGACATAGACTATCATGCCTGCACTAGGCAGAGTCATGACATGATTTGGAATCTGCATCAGTATCTTTCCAAAAAAGGTATCAAGCACTTGTTCTTCAATGGCAACAGCACTTTTAGTGATCTGGCTGTGCAGATGGTGCCCGATTGTAGAGATTGGAACCGCTGCTATTTGGATCCGTATGTGCGGGAATCCAGCTACAATTCGTTGCTTTTGAGCAACGGATTCCAGTATGTGAATCCAAAATCCTACCATTTTGGCAAAAATGCCCATTGCTTTTGGGGCAAATATCTGCTACAATACATCAAACAACACCAACTCATGGATCTTGATGAAATACCTACTGATTGATACTGCCAACATGTTTTTCCGTGCTCGGCATAGTGCGCATCGTGCATCTGACTCATGGACCAAAGTAGGGTTTGCATTGCACGTCACACTGATGGCAGCAAACAAAGTGGCACGGAAATTTGAGGCTGACCATGTGGTGTTCGCACTGGAAGGTCGCAGCTGGCGTAAAGATCACTACAAGCCATACAAGGCCAATCGTGCTGTGGCACGTGGCAAGATGACAGAACAAGAAGCCGAGGAAGACAAACTGTTCTGGGACACATACGACGAGATGACCCAGTATCTCAGCCAGCGCACCAATTGCAGTGTGTTGCGCGAGCCCCAAGCAGAAGCCGATGATATCATTGCACGTTGGATCGCGCTGCATCCTGAAGACGAACATATAGTGGTCAGTTCAGACACCGACTTCGTACAACTGCTGGCAGCCAATGTGAAACAATTCAATGGCATCACAGATGAACTACTGACCTTGGAGGGCGTGTTTGATGCCAAAGGCAAACCTGTCAATGATAAAAAAACTAAACAGCCAAAGACCGTCCCTGATCCGGCCTGGTTGTTATTTGAGAAGTGCATGCGTGGGGACTCCTCCGACAATGTGTTCAGTGCATATCCTGGAGTACGTGAGAAAGGCACAAAGAATAAAGTTGGTCTCCGTGAGGCCTTTGCCGATCGAGAAAAGCGCGGATATTCCTGGAACAATCTCATGCTTCAGCGTTGGACCGACCACCATGGTGCGGAACATCGCGTGATGGACGACTACGAACGCAATCGCACTCTAATCGATCTCACCGCACAACCTATTGAGATCAAGCATGTGGTAGATACTGCGATCCGCACACAGATCAGCCACAAAGACGTAGGACAAGTGGGCTCACATTTCTTAAAGTTCTGTGGCAAGTACGAACTGACTAAACTCAGTGAATCAGCAGAAAGCATTGGACGCTGGTTGAACAAGACATATACAGGAGCACTAAATTGATATTAGCCATGCCAGTGATCGCCGATCGCTATTGGATACTTAAAAAAGACAATCGCAAGGTGGGTCAAATTGAAGCAGAGGATGATGGATATACTGTGAAGATCAGCAACACAGTAAAAAAATACAAAACCATTAAAATGTTGGATCGTGATATTGAGTTTGTGCCAGCAGCAGAAGCCACACCCAATCCAGAAAATCAAGTGTATGGGTATGACACAGGGCAACGAGTATTCAATGCCATGTGGGACATACAACATCGACTGCCATTATTCACACAAGAAGAAAATAGCAAATCCTGGTTTGCTGCCGGATGGTACTATGTGAAAAAACATCGTGTGTGGAAGATCACACAAAATCCCAAACTGATTACCTTGCAACGATATTCGTACCAGGGTCCGTACTACACAAAAGAAGAAGCAGTGACAAAAGGAAAACCATGACCACCAATGTATTCAAAGACCAAGAGAAATTTATGCAGGCCTGTGATCAAAGTGTCACCGGAGATCAAGATCAATTTGACATGTACATTGGATTGATCGCAGAAGAGTTTAAAGAATTACAAGACGCCGACACTGATGTTGATACATTGGATGCATTGATCGACATCCTAGTTGTTACCATTGGTGCTATCCATAGTATGGGTGCAGATGGTGAAGGTGCCTGGATTGAAGTAATGCGCAGTAACTTTGCCAAGATTGATCATGACACTGGCAAGGTAATCAAACGTGAAGATGGTAAAGTGCTCAAACCGCAAGACTGGACACCACCCGAATTAGAACAATTTTTGAGAAAAGCATGAGTCTGCACATCAATCGTTTTGTAGATAGTATCAAAGCACATGAATCACGCAATCAGCGTGATTTTACCATGACCATGAGAGACGCCAAGGATCTGCATGCGGACATAACCAAACTGCTGCTCACACTGGAAGCCATGCGAACACCTGCTGGCGTAGTCAAAGAAGAAATAGTTTCGGTTGAATTGGTGGGTGGCTCATTTAAATCTGCATAGTTAATGAGATAAATAATATCATGAGCAGACCACGTCCTCAGGTGTTGATCGAGCATACCAATAAAGTCACTTACAAAACAGAACAGGTTTTGGCTAGTGAAGGGGTGTGGGCTGTGTTTTATGATGGCAAACCTATCAATCTCAAGACCAGTCACATGCTCACACAATATCCAGGACCCAAGTACAAGAAGGTAAGTTTTAGTAATCCCGGGCATGCCAAAAATCTGGCTCGCAAGCTCAACACTCAATTCAAGACTGACAAATTCACAGTGGTCTTGCTCACCCAGGGGTCTCAAGTTTACCCCGATGCTCAATAAACTATACTACACTCAGCAACTGCTGAAACTGTTTCCCGACGATCATGACATGACTGATGAGTCGGCCATGCGGTCATGGTGGCAGGATTTCCGTCCTGATTCAGGATTGAGATTGAGCCCAGAAGGTGTTCTTATCATGAGAGAATTGGAAATCGAATCTTGGTCATTTGACCTTCCAGTTCCATATAAGGGAAATCCTCGGCAGGTTTTGCCCGGCCAGCAGAG